CAGGCATGACCCCTGGAATAATTCCACAACCTGAAGCCCCCACACCTCCTCCATCTATTGGTCAATCTGCAGAAGAAGATCCTTATGCAGGCGTTACTCAAGAGAGTCAGGCTTATTCTGAGCCTAAAGCGCCAGCCACAGATGAAGAAACAAAAGGTTTTATGAATAGATTAAGCGCAGGCTTTAATCCATTTGGAACTGAAAAAGATTTAATTAGGATGGGCGCAACAACTGGCGAAGGTTTGTCGGGCAGGCGCTCTGGCAATTTAGCCTTGGAACAGTTTAGGGCTGGCCAAGAATACGATGATGCTTTGCAAGCCAGAGACATAGCAGAGCGAACCACGAAGGTTGGTGAGCGCGGTACTGCATTTGCAGAAAATCTTAAAACTCTTAGAAAAGAAAAACCTGAAGCGTCAACTGATGAATTAATTAACTTATTATTGAGCCAGAGTTCTGATGAAACTGCATATGAAAGAAGAATTCAGTTTGCACAGCTTAAGTCAGGATACTTTGACTCATTGTCGAAAGGCACTAAGTACATAAATGATCCAGCAGGAGCTAGTGAGGAAGCTTCTAGGATGGCTGCAAGGGCAATGAATATGCCAGTAGCCCCTTCGGCAGACGATGGGTCATTTAATGTTGATGCGGAAGGAAACGAAATCTAAAAATGATTAAGGTAAATTTGTCAGACGGCAGATCTCTTAACATTGACACTGATGACAAAGATGTCGCTTTAGGTTCTGCAAGAAAGTTTTTAGCAAACAACCCTTTCGTTGAGCGTGGCGCGCAACTAGGTGAAGAAGATGTGTCTGCCTTTGGTGATATCGCCAGAGGTGTAGGCGCAGGTCTTGTGGGTACAGTCGAAGGTATAGCTTCACTGCCTGCAGAACTTGTAGATCTTATTTCTGATGACGATGAAAGCAACGCACAAACAGTAAGAGACTTCTTCTCTCAGTACAAACCAACCACATCTACTAAACTTGGCGAGGCTGCTAAGTTTATTACGCAGTTTGCTGTGCCTGGTGGGTTAGCAGCTAAGGCCGCTAAAGCTGCAAGGCTTGGGCGTGCTGGAGAAGTTGCTGCGTTTGCTGCGGCAGACGTAGCTGCTACCACCCCTGATGTAGAAACCCTTGGTGATTTCTTTGATGGTGGGCCAACCAAAAGAATAAATACCGAAGGATTGATGGGTGCCGAAAGAGCCGCTGCAGAATTAGGTAATCGATTCAAGGTTGCTGGCGAAGGTGCCGCTTTAATACTTGGTGTGCCAAGGGCTTTGAGTCTTGCGAGTAAAGGTATTGGTGCAGGCGCAGATGCTTTAGCGAAAACTGATGTGGTTAAAAGAACAGCAAGAGCAGTTAGAGATCCTGACAGTATCTTATCTAATGTTGGTGTTAGGCCAGACATCGAAGACCCAACTTTCCTTCAAAAGAATATAGCTAAAGCAAGTAAGCTTGCTACAAGATACTTAACTTTCCAAGGCGACATGCCTGATTCTTTGTCAAAGCAACTTGAATCTTTAAGAGTTCAAGAACTAAATGCTGGAAACAATGCTGCGCGCCAAAGCCTAGAAGAAGTAGACAATAGTTTAAAAGCTTTAAAGGCTTCAGGTAATTTAAATGACGTTGATGAGCGCGTAACACTTAACGCTTTAAATGATTACTTGTTTGCTGAAAATAAAGGCAACAAGTCAAGAGAACTTGTCCGCAACGAAGCACGCCTTACCTTGTCGGGTATTGATGAGACTTTAAAGAAAGCAAAAACTCCATCTCTTCTTCTTGGCAAGCGTGACTTTGGCTTAGTTAAAACTGCAGATAAGCTTAGAAAACAAATTGACGATATGTCTGACAAAATATTGGAAGACACGTTCATGAGTGCTGAGATGTCTGCAAAGTTAACGACAGCTAGTGGCGCAAACAAAACATACTACGCAACCCGTATGTACAGATCTCTTAAAGATGAAAATGGTTATGTACCTACGCCAAACCAAACCGACAAGGCTCTTAAAGAGATATTAAATATTTCTGAGGCGGCAAACATAGGGCAAGCTATGTCTGAAGAAGCTGCCTATGGCGTACTAAATGATCTTCGCAGGAAGGTGTCTTTTAATAACGCAAACATGAAGCCGCAAGATCAGTTTGCTGAAAGCACCCTTAGCGGCGTTGGTCAAAAAATTATGAAAGGTAGGACGCTAGACGATCTGCCTGCAGTAAGAGACTTCCTTGGCGAATACTCTGGCGGGTCTGATGTTCTTGGGCGTGTTAAGCGAAGCGATGGTACGTTTGGCGAAGACGTAATAAGACAAAGAAGCCTTGAAGAACAGCGTGTAGGTTTAAGGACCAGGGCTATTGAAACAGTTGATGGAATGACTAAGGCAATAACCAAAGCGAAATACTACGAAAACTTAAATGATTACAACAACTCACTACCATCAGCTAATAGATTTATTTTTGATGCGCCTCCTGCAAACCTTCCTATAGAAGAAATTGGTAATTATAAAAGAATAGGTATGGAAGATGCCTTTTCTGGCGCAGAAGTTTCTCAGTCTGCAAAGAGTAGGTTTGGACCTCTTGCTGGTAAGTACGTTAAAGAAGAATACCATCGAGCATTTGAAGACATCCCTGCAGGAATACTAAGCGGTGACACCAATAAGCTTTGGGCAACATTCCTTGCGCTTAAAGGTGCTTCTCAAGTATCTAAGACTGTGTTGAGTCCTATCACGCAGGTAAGAAACGCAACGACTGCAGCCTTCTTTGCATTAAGGAATGGTAACTTTGGTAACAACGAAAACCTTTTAGGTTCTGCAGAGACTGTGTTCAGCCAGATTGGCCAGCGAATTATTAAGCTTGATGACGTTGGGTTTGGGGTTGGGTCAAAGAATGTTAGATCGACCAAGGCAGAGATTGATGATTACTACAACGAGATGATTGACCTTGGCATCGTCAACACCAACTCAAAGGTTGGTGAGTTTGAGGATCTGTTTAAGGACGCATTGAATGCAAAGGGTGGGGTCTATGGCAAGAAGGCAATACAAGCCGCTCAGAATATTCAAAACACTTTTGCCGGTAAGTTGTACCAAGGGTCTGATGACATATGGAAAATCTATAGTTATGAGATGGAGCTTGGCAGGCTAAAGGATGCGTTTAAGAATTCACCATTAGACTTACCAGTGACTGATGTGCAGAACTCTTTAATGCTTAAGGGTCGAAAGCCAAGTCAGTTGGTTGGCGATGAAGTAGAAACTTTCTTAAAGCGAGAGGCTGCAGGCATTGTCAAAGACACTGTGCCTAACTATGCGCGTGTCCCTGAATTTATTAAGCAGTTAAGAAGATTGCCCTTCGGTAACTTCGTTGCATTCCCTGCTGAGATAATAAGAACAAGCGGTAACACTTACGGCAGGGCTATTAAAGAATTAGGTAGTGAGTCAACAGCGATTCGTTCTATTGGCATGCGCCGGTTGATGGGATCAATGACCGTAGATGCTGGTATGTATGGCGGCCTAATGGCCGGTGGTCTTGCGCTTACAGGCGCTACCATGGAGCAGGTTAATGCATTCAAGCGTTCAAGTGCTGCCACTTGGGAAAAGAACGCCATGCTTATACCTATTGCCACAGACAAAGATGGAAACATTACAGACTTTTACAACTTCTCTTACACCAACCCTTATGACTACTTAACTAGAGGTGCCAGAGGAGTATTCAATGCAGTTAATGACGGCATTACAGGTGAAAAAGAATTAAGTGAAATCTTTATGGACGGAGCGACTCAAGGGCTAGGCGAATATTTCTCTCCCTTCCTTGGCGAGTCAATAATAACTGAAAAAATTCTTGATATAACTCGTAATGAAACTAGGTTTGGTAGATCTGTATACCTTGATAGTGATCAAACTGGCGTTAAGCTTGGCAAATCATTCGCGCATCTTGCAGATGGATTAAGCCCTGGATTCTTACCCGCCGATCTAACCGCGTCAGCAACTTCTTCAATGCCTTTCGGATTAGATGCTAGGCTAAAAGATTTCCCTAAGTCCATTGGTGTATCTGCAGGATTGCTTGATCCATCTGATGCTGTGAAAAGATCAGGCATTCGCATTGATCCTGCTGGTGAGTTTATGGAAGCTCTCACTGGTATTAAAACAGTTAAGCCTGCAATCTTAGATTCTCTAAGGTATAGAGGTTATGAGGCGGGACAGCAGGTTACATCTGCTGGAGGTATTTTTAATCAACTTGCAAAGACTCGCGGCAAGGCTGACGCTGAAGACCTTACTAAGGCGTACCTTGTTTCAAATGAACAAAGATTTAAGGCGCTTCGTGATTTAAACATGGCCATTGAAGATGCTCGTACACTTGGTATGTCTGATGCAGAAATTGCAAGATCCTTAAAGGAAGCAAAAGTTCCTCAGATAAATTACTTGTTGGCTGGTAGATTTAATACATTCTTTCCAAGCACTGAAACAATCAACAAAGCTTTCACTGCAAATGAAAATAAACTTGCAAACCCATTTGACTTTGAAGCTATGAATGAAGTGCGTCAAGAATTACAGGGCAAGTTCTTCAGACCACAAGCTCAAGCTGATGCACAAGCTGCACAACAACTTGCGGCTCAACCTCCTGCACAAGCACAGCCTGCGGCTCCAATGCCCCCGGCACAGGCTGGCACGCCACCTGGGCCACCTCAGACAGGAGCGCCTGTACCACCGGCACCACCGAAGTCTCTTGCTGGCCGTGGTGTAGATGCATTGAAGCAGGTAGAGTTAAACAAACTCCTAGGAATAGATTAGTTTGATACCTCAGAAGGCACCGAAGAAGAACAAGTACTTCGCCAAGAAGACTGAGTACGATGGGATCGTCTTTGACTCAAAGCTTGAAGCCGCTCGGTATAAAATCCTTAAACGATACGAAGATGCCGGTGAGATATCTGACCTAGAAGTCCAGATTGATTTCCCATGTGTTGTTACTGTGAATGGTGAGGACAAGAAGATCTGCTCATACGTTGCGGACTTCCGCTATAAGCGTGATGGTGAGGTGGTGATAGAGGATACTAAGGGATTGATAACCCAGGTGTTCACGCTCAAGAAGAAACTTGTTGAGGCGCTATACCCAGGCACCAAGATACTGATCGTTAAAGACCCACGATCCTGGGACTAAAACCCAGGCGTGCTCTCATCCATGTTGTCGTAGTAGCTACCAGGGAACTCAGCCCTAATCTTCTCACCATCAATCATCATCTGCGTATTGAAGTTGGTCTTCGATAGCTCACGCATCTCTGCGCTACTGTACTCATACTCAGCCCCGTCTGGGCCTTTGCCGTTATAGAACTCCAAGATACCTGCTTGATAAGCCATGCCATCAGGCGTGCTCCTAGCAGGGATATGATCTGCGTTCACCAGTGCAGGTATCCACATGTGGTCCTTACAGCCTAGTGGCTGCTCTTCAATCGGTATGGATCTATTGCTACGACCACAGTACCAAACCGCACCATTGGATGTTGTGAGTGGCTTAACATGCACACAGTTCCTGCAGTTGACTGACTCAGGTAACCGCCGACCATAGTAGATGTCTTTGTACACACTAGGCTCGTTCTTCATGCGCCAGTCTTTTTCTGAGCGGCGAGTACTGATGTCAGGCTTGTCACTGCAGATGATACGTTCAGCCTTCTCTTGGGCACGCTCCCAGATTTGTGGCTTGTAATCGATGATTTCAGAGTATATCTCGCTGTTGTTTTTGTTCATCACAACAGCCATGCATTTGGTCAAACCAAGCGCGCCCATGTACGCATGGATCTGTACGCGATATGAATCACTCCAGTCCTCATAGCTTTGTAGCTTAACGAGTTCTTTGAACCGCTTATCGTTGGCGCTCTTGACCTCCATGAGTAAGACAACTTCTTCATCAGGTGGTGGCAGTACGCCCTTGAGAAGGCCATCACAAGAGCCTGCGAAGTGACCGCCAAGGAACGATGCTCGGAACTGGTTCCCATCTTTATCATGCGAGGCAATAGATATAATTCCTGTGTCGCGAATGTTATCTACGATCTGATCCTCGATGCGGTTGCCCAAGTCAAACAAGCGCAGCATCCTGCCGCCGAATGTAGATGGTAAGCACCAGCGGAAGCCCATCCATTGTCGGTACTCATCATCATCTCCTATGCCGCTGAACCCTAGGTGCCCACGGTTACGGCCTTCTTTTGCTGCAATAGACTCATCGATCTTTTCAAAAATGGACGCTGACAACATTCCAGTATTTCCCCTCTTTTCTTACAGTGATTTGTTTAATGTGATTCATATTGTTCTGCACGTTCACTTGATGCACAGCCCAATCAATATCTTCAGGGCACTTGTATTGGCTGGTCAATGCCCTCCACTTCTTCTCGGCCATCATCCCAGCCTTACCCCTCATGCCCAGCATGATCGGCATGCTCTGGGGCCAGTACTCGCCAGGTGTTGAGAACATGACGTTCAAGTATTCGTTACCACTCTTAGATGTTTTCTTCTCAGCGGTTACATAATCAATGTCTTTGATACGTTCTTGTTTCTCAGCAGGGTCTTCTAGTTCATCTGATAAGACAGAACCTGCGGCTGCTTGCCTGGATGTGGCGGCATCCTTCTCTTCTTCCATCGCGCCTATCAGCAGTTGCTGCTCTTTCACCATCTGCTTTACGCGATCAGCACCACACTCAGCGCAGGTATATACATCGTAGTCGTTTACACCTACACACTCATCGCAGATCCAGATCTTAGGAGTCTTGTCCTCTTCCTTCTCAGGTGCTGGCGGCTTGGCCGTATCAATACACCCATGGCGCTGCATGTTCTCGCCATAGTCCAGCAGCATGCAGTCTTTCTTCTCGCCCCAGGTCCGCATGCCTCGGCCACATATCTGTATGTACAGACCAAGTGACTTGGTGGGCCTGAGCAGTGCTATACAATCAGTTCGCGGGGCATCCCACCCCTCAGTGAGAACAGATACATTACATAGCGCGTTGATCTTGCCGTCTTCAAAACGCTCAAGGATGTCTTCTCGCTCTGCTTGTGGGGTTTCCCCCGTCACTACAGCAGCCTCGATGCCTGCCTGTTTCAGGTACATGCACATCTTATTGGCATGGTCTACGGTGATGCAGAAGAACACACTGCTTAGTCTGCCCTTGCTGTACGCCTTGTCGATCCAGTCGTTAACGATGGCAAGCATGGTGTGATCTTCCATGGCAAGCATTGCAATGTCTGACTCGCGGTAGTCACCGCCCTTGAACTTGACCCGCGCAGTAGATGCATCGATCACTGCTTCATCATCTACCTTGAACGCAGACAAGCGGCACAGATAACCCTGCTTGATCATCTCAGGTATACCTACCTTGTAAGCTACGCCTGAGAAGAAGTGATCGTCTAAGCCATAGATAAAGCCTTGGCCCATACGAAATGGTGTAGCTGTTACGCCTAGGATTCTAGGTTCACTCCATTGCTCAAGCGCAAAGTGTTCAAAGATCTTTCGGTAGCGCGTCTTCTGGTCTGGTGAAACGTGGTGTGCTTCATCGACAATGATGTAATCGAAGTGCCCACTAGACATCAATCGCTTAGGCGTTGCCAGGGTGTCTCTGCTGGCGATAACAATGCGCGCATCAACTTCAAACTGCCTGAGTCCTGCAGCAACAATGCCTGACGGGGCACAGGGCCATACCTTGTTAAGCTTATCTTCAGCCTGAGACACGAGCTCCTGCCGGTGTGCGAGGATCAATACTCTGCAGTCAGGCTCACGCTCAAATAATTGTTTGATCAGGTTGGCGAAGACTATTGTCTTGCCAGCACCTGTGGGTAGTACGATTAAAGGGTGGCTTGATTGAGTCTCAAACCAATGCAGCGCAGCATCAATCGCTTCTTCTTGGTAGTACCTTAACTTCATTAGTGACATACCATCGGCTCTTCTTCTTCTGAGGCTAAAGCCTTGGATAGAAGTTCGCGGACTATCTCTGTGTTGCCGCTCGACAAGTGGTAGGTTACTGCGTAGATCAACATAGTCTCTGCAAATATGTCTGGATCTAAATCATCCGCGACAGAAGCCATGTTCTTTATTAGTTGCAGGGCGTACTGATGTTCTTCATCCGCGCCAGGCATTTCAATTTCAAACTCTTCATTCATGTCCTGCATGAGTGTTTACTCCCTCTGCATATGCATCACAATTTAAACAATAGAACCCTTCATCTGGATCGTACTCAAGGTCAGACTTGTAACAGTCTTCGCAGTACAGTTGCCCTTCATCTAGGTGGGCAAGTGCCTCGCAGACTGGGCAGTACTTATGAGCATGCCATCCGGTAGGCGAATCGCAGTCTTCGTACCAAGCAGTGTCGATCTCTTCATCAGGATGCTTGTCACAAAACTCTGCGTCGGGTTTGTTCCATGGGGCGGCAGGATCTGATGCCTCTGCCTGTTCGCGTGTTGGTTCATTCATGATCACTCCTTCATTACAAAGCCTTTGCTTTTTCTTTGGTAACAAGCTTGACACTTTAATCGTCCTTTGAACTGCGTAAACTCAGCCATTGGCTTGAGTTGCCCACAGTTTATGCACGGCCTGGTATCACCAACAGTTGCATCATCTGGAAGCTGAGTTGGCTTATTACCTTTAGCAAGCCATTCTTCATACGCATCATTCATTTAAGCATTCACGTTATTTTCTGCCATGAAGATCTCCACCCCAATGTGTTCGTCGGGGAAAGACTCGTAGGCTTCAGACAGCAACTTTTGCAACTTCAACAAGATTTCTATCTTGCTCTGCGTATCGGGTTCGCCGTGGCAGTTAGTGAAAAGGGGTATCCTAGTCAGCAATTGCTTGCTGTCATCATGGTCATCCCCATGCGTGTATATCCGCAGACCGTGGTCAGCGTAGCGGTGCCAAAATAAATTGGCAGGGTGCGAGACTTGGAAGACATCAGTGCCTTTGGTTAACTGCTCAAGCTCTTCGATGCGCTTCTCTGCTGCGCGAAGTTCCTGAGTAGTGCGGATGTGACGCTCTTGATCCAGGCTGCGGAGCCTGATCTCTTCTTTCAACTGCTCTGTCACTTCTTTTTTGCTTGGTGCTTTCATATCTATCTCTTGTTGCTTTGTTTTTAAAAACAGCCCCGCCTAGTGGAGGCTATACATACTTTTCTTTAGCGTGATGCTTTTACGCAAAAGAATTATATTGGCCCCGCCTATCGACCAACGCGGACGGGAACACGCTAATAGGACATTGGAAAGCCCCTGGTCTAAACAGCCCTGCCTAGTGGAGGTCATCTTCCATTGATGAATCCATCAAAAGTTCTTCTGCTGTAATTGAGTTAACCCTAGCCGACAGCGTCATAGATAAAGTTGCTATCAAAGATATCATCTCACTAGTTTCTAGGTCGTATAGGGCTACCATCTGTTCGGTTGTTAGTTTCAT